CTTATATAATAATGTATTTGTATCCAACGTCTCCTGTATCTTAAACAGACGTATATATCCTATTAGGAGGGTACTGAATGTTGATGCACCTATAAATGAATATTGTATTACATTATATAAAAGGGGTTGATTGTCTTTTGATATACCTAATTGTGATATACTAATAGTGCTTGATATTGTACTTAATAGAAGAGTGTAAGCCATTATATTAGTGATAATAGTTCTATAGTATTTGATGGAGAGGTCAATTAGGAACATGTTGACGTTGGAGTAATTGAGCCACGTGACAAGTGTTCGGATATGTTCAAAAGTCCAATCGTTTTCTTTTTCCTTTTCTGGTTTTTCTTTTTCTTGTTTTTCTGGTGACTTTAAAACTAATTGAGTTTCATTTGCATCTCCCATTTAGTATTGTTGAAGTTATTTTTAGGTACGATTCTTACGCCTTGTTTTTCTATTACCACCAATAAGTACTAATAATTTTTGGTAAAAATTCCTTTACAATACAGTAAAAAAATACTATTATAATATGTGCATTATATTACCATAGCCCTTTAAAGTATGTAACTGCATCAATATTCATTGAAAGTCCTTTAGCTTCTGCTAATGAAACCCATCGTGCTTCTTCAATTTCTCCTATATCACGCGGCACTGGTGTCTCCTCATAAGGAAACCAGAAATGATAATATGTGGCGACTGGTAACTCCATGCATTTCATTGGATGCGGGACAATTGTAATACCTGTTTCTTCAAGTACTTCACGACATACACATTCAAGAGGTGTTTCATCTGACTCTAACTGTCCTTTTGCAAATCCCCATTTATTAGAACGTCTGCCTTTTACCATTAGATATTTGCCATCTGATGTCTGAATAATACCTCCAAACTTATTACCATCATTGTGTCTGCGTGGAGACGATGAAAGACAACTAAAATCGCGTATTTCATGCATATGTTTATATTCTAGAGGTATTACATTTTGTACAACTTGTTCTAACATATTATTTTTTTATATAGAAAAGAGGGGGGTAGCTTTTATTGACTTTTTCTTAAAATCAAGTTTTAATTTGTTGACATGTTATTGAGGGCTTTAAAAAATCTCACATATATACATATAAGAATGGATACTGATGAGTGCTTTTTAAAACAAGGACCGCGTATCAACTTCTTATCATGGGATAACTACTTTATGGCTATCGCACAACTCTCTTCTATGCGCTCAAAAGATCCCAATACCCAAGTCGGTGCATGTATTGTAGATAATACGAATAGGATTGTTGCTGTTGGTTATAATGGTCTACCTATTGGTGTATCTGATTTGGAGATTCCTTGGGAACGTGAGTCTTCTGGCGGACCTTTGCATACTAAATATCCTTATGTAGTTCATGCAGAAGCAAATGCAATTCTTAATAAAAATTCTGTTGGATTGGCGGGATGTCGTATATATACTATTCTATACCCCTGCTGTGAATGTGCAAAACTTATAATACAAAGCGGTATTCGGGAAGTAGTTTATTTGTCCAATAAGTATGCTGGGGAATGGAGCTTTGAGGCTGCACGTATTCTATTTGAAAAATCTGGAGTTGTTGTAAGACAGATGCGCGAACCTGAGACTATTACATTGTTTGATGAGTTGCTTTGATGCGGATGACGCTTATTAAATTAGTTCTGTAATCTTATCAAACTCCTCTTTTGCTTGTTTTTCTGTATCAAAATTAATATAATCAGTTAACATATCACTATATATAACGCCACTTCCTGCCACATGCATTCCAAGTATACTGTTAGATAAATAATAGAAGGTAATTTCTTTATTGTCTAGTTTAACTTTTGCAACATTTCTTAAATTAATAAGTTTATGAGTAGTTCCTACAATAATCTTATATGCTCTTGACATGTTTATTGGGTACTTTTAGGATTGTGAGTTTAATTAAATCAAATTTAATATCTTTTAAGGATTTTTTGTGGGAAGAGGAATCCTGAAATTGAATTATATAATAATAATTTAATAAGTAGCGCCGATGATACTATGAAAAAACAAAATATATGTATAAATTATAAATATACTGACAAAACGCAGTTCTTATCTAAATACGAATTTAATTACTCACATATAACAGATGATACTATTAAGAAAATCAAGGATATGTTTGAATGTTAATATCTTTTAAGGATTTTTTAATACTTAAAAAATATTACTCTCCAACTCGGGATCGAACCGAGGACCTTCGAGTTATACTGATATATACTATAAATAGTATATACAAACAGCTCGACGCTCGAACCAACTGAGCTATCGGAGAAGTACGAACGGTCTGCTAGCAGACCATCCTACAAGAGCCGTATATGAAAAATTGGAAATTTAAACGCACTTAAATTCTATTTACGCTAACAGCTAATAGGAAAATGGCAGCACTATCAATTGAAGACCCTGAATTATTTGACCTTATTCGTGCTGAAGAAGTCAGACAGCGTGAATGTATTGAACTAATTGCTAGCGAAAATTTCACATCAGATGCAGTTAGAGAATGCCTTGGTTCATGTCTTACCAATAAATATAGTGAAGGATATCCTGGCGCTCGTTACTATGGCGGCAATGAACACATTGATAAGATTGAACGTTTATGTCAAGATCGTGCTTTGAAGGCATTTGGTCTCTCTGCCGCGGAATGGCACGTAAATGTACAACCATACAGCGGCTCCCCCGCAAATATGGCAGTTTATACCGCCTTACTCAAACCTCATGATCGTATGATGGGTCTTGATTTACCTGACGGTGGGCATCTGACTCATGGATTTTCTATACTCGCTACTGATGAAGGCGGGCGTCCTTATAGGAAACCTGTATCGGCTTCATCTATCTTTTTTGAATCAATGCCCTATCACATTGATGCTGCAACAGGTTTCTTGGATTATGATAAGATTGAAGAACAAGTGAAGGCATATAGGCCTGCTTTGCTGATTGCTGGTGCATCTGCGTATCCTCGTGATTGGAATTATAAAAGAATGCGTCTTATTGCTGACTCTGTTGGGGCAATTCTAATGGCTGATATGGCACATATTGCAGGGCTTGTTGCAGTTGGAGAGGCAGAATCTCCATTTAAATGGTGTGATGTAGTAACGACAACTACTCATAAGACATTGCGTGGTCCTCGTTCAGGTCTTATTTTTTGTTTACGTGACTCACGTAAGATGGATAAGAAGATTGATGCAGCTGTCTTCCCAGCTCTACAAGGTGGTCCTCATCAACATCAGATTGCTGGTGTTGCTACACAGCTTCGTGAGGTTCAGACTCCTGCTTTTAAGGAATATATTATTGCTGTTAAAGAAAATTCTTCGGCTCTTGCTAAATATTTAATGAGACATGGGATGAAATTGGCAACTGATGGTACTGATAATCATTTACTATTATGGGATTTGAAACCTCTTGCTCTAACTGGATCCAAAATGCAGGCTGTATGTGATGCTGTTAATATTACTCTTAATAAAAATAGTATTAAAGGTGATGGTGCTGTCGCAACTGGAGTACGTATAGGAACTGCTGCGATGACAACGAGGGGGCTGTCGGCAGCAGATTTTGAAGCTGTCGGCAGCTTTTTGATTGAGGCTGCCGATTTGGCTGTCAAAATTCAGAATGCGGGTGGGGGCCCTAATTGTAAGTTAGTTGAATTTATGAATAGATTTAGTACTTTTAGTGATGATATTAGTGAGCTGTCAGATGCTGTTAGGAAATTCGCTACATCTTTTTGATATAGCCTATTTTAGTCCAGAAAATTATCTTAACTGAGCTTCTCCTTGTTTCCAAATACGAATAACATCTTTTTCAGATATTTTTAGTTTATCTAATATATCTCTATACTTGGAGACCGCATATTCTACGCATAGCCACTTACCATCATTATAAAGGTCTTTTGTTATATAGTGTGTTAGCTCCCTTTTAATGTGCATATCACAGTATTCTTCATATTGCTTATTAAAATCTTCATCGTCAAAATCCTCATCTCTCTCTACAATTTCAGCCCAATAGTGCCTTTGTAATGTATCATGTAGGATATATTTTTGTATACTTTTATCTACACATTCTATACACATAATATAATACGTGTAAAAATTACAACCCATATCAATATAAGTCTATAATATACATTTATCTTTATATGTTCTAAAAATCAGTTTAATCATGCATGTAATCACTAATTTCAACCGCCATCTTCTTTTTCATATCAACACGCTCGTGCATAAAGTTATCAATATTCAATGTATCCTCCTCCTCCAACTTAATATGATACACATGTACCTTCTTCTTCTGGCCAACGCGAACAGCGCGTGCGATAGCTTGTTCCATAATAGCAGAGTTCCACCAAGGACTCAAGAAGATAACACGGTCAAACTCTTGGAGGTTGAGGCCGACACCACCAGCTTGAAGCTGCAAACAGAGAGCACAATTAGGTGTCGTCTTGGCTGCTGCAATAACTTTATCACGCTTCTGCTTTGTGAGGTCACCTGAATATGTAAGGACTTCGTCGGCCAGTTTATGCTTCTTCAAGAAAGCTGATAGCAATTCCATCTCATCTTTGAAATGACAGATGAATAGATACTTATGTTTATTTTCGGTTGAGAGATGCGCATTCTCTCTTTCAATAATTCTGCGCACTTCTTCAAACTTTGCCACAGGTGCTGTCCAATCGGCACGAACATAACGTGGACCCAATGTTTTCTTACGACTATTAATATATACTTGAGGATGTACGCTAATCTGTCTCAAGCGCATCAACATCTCTATCATAACAGCGGAACTATCATGTTCATATTTATTTTTCATATCTTCAATACGTAATTGAATAGCTCTATAGAACTCCTCCTCTTCTTCTGATTCAAAAGGAATAATACATTCTGTAATAAAAGGTTTAGGGGGAGCATCTTTTACAATTCCACGAATATCATTCATACTTCGTTGCATCATAATTTCTGTTACGAGATGCTGCAATGAATCGGTCCACTTTATTACAGTATAAGGCATACATTTAGTAAATCTTTGTTCTCCTGGAAGGCCAATCCAACACAGAAGAGATGCAATGTCGTCTTTACTGTTTACAATAGGAGTTCCAGTTACAGCCCATCTATATTTTCCTCTAATAGTATATGTAAGCTGTGTAATACGCGATTTAGGATTGCGAATCTTATGGGCTTCATCCATAACAATGCGATCCCAGGTACGTTCTACTACATATTCGGCAGAGTCTGTTAGGAGTTTTTCATAGTTCATAATATAAACGGATGGCTGCTT